CCCGGATATCCACATAAAGCTGCGCACTCATGGCGCCACCATGTAGTCTTCTTGCTCCAGCTGAGCGGGCGTCATCGGGTTTTGGAAGTAGTAATGCTGCTCGCCCACGGTGATGGTCTTGCCGGCATTGCCACGCTGGGCGCTGGCGTTGGCCTGGATAAGGCTTTGGCCGATGCCGCCAGCCGGTACCGCCGTTTGCCCTGGGGTGATTTGGCTGGCCAGCGGCGCGGTGGTCAGCTGGTTTTGCCGCTGGAGTGCCACCGACTGGGTGAGGTCGGGCAGCTCTCCCATACCGCTGGTATCGACGCTCACGCCCGGGATGAGGTTCATCATTTCCAAGAGCTTGAGCACCCCTTTCATCAGGGTGTTCATGGGCCAGAGGGCAATCTTGAACATCCAGGCCAGCACCTCGCCGACCGACTGACCGGCACTTTTCATGCTGTTCAGAGAATCGGTGCCGGTGCCCAGGGTCTTGAAGAACGAGGCGCCCCAACTGATGAGATCACCGAACAGGCCCGCTACCACACCGAGTACCTCGGCGAACGGCTGGAACAATTCGGACAGCACTGGCCCCAGCACGTCCCAGATCCCGCTAAAGAAGGCTTTGAGCGGTTCCCAGTACGCCACCACCAGGGCGATGCCGCCGGCGATCAGCAGCAGGGGCCAAAGCAGGGCGGTGAAGGCCGTTGCCGCGATACCCACGGCACTGGCCAGGGCACCGGTGGCCAGCGCGCTGACGCCCGAGACCACGGCCCAGACACCCGCCGCGCCGGCCAGGCTCAATACCACCAGGGTGATGGTGCCGAGCAGCTTGGTCAGGTGCGGAAACATGTCCATCCACTTCTCGACCTGGGCGCCGCCATCGGCAAAGGCCTTGGCCACCTTGTTGATGGGGGCCAGCACCGAGCCCATGAGTTTGGTCTTGAGCGCAGTGCTGACCGCGCCCAGGCGTTGCCACTGGTCGGTCATGGCGCCGGCCATTTCCTCGGCCTTGGTCATGCCGGTGGCCTTGCCCAGTCCGTTGATTTCATCGGTCAGCGCGGCGGTGTCGTTCATCAGGGCGGTGACCACGCCGATCCCCGTTTGGCCGAAGGCCTGACCCAGCTTGCCCAGGGCATCGACCCCGAGCGTACCGCTACCGAACTTGGCCTTGAGTTTGTCCAGGATGGCGACCATGGGCAGCATCTTGCCCTGGGCATCGGTGAACGACATGCCGAGCACCTTGCCGGCGTTGGGCACCGCGGCCAGAAAGGACTTGTACGCGGTGCCGGCGGCATCGCCGCCCATGGAGGATTGCAGGTGGCCCAGGATGGCAAATTGCTCATCCATGCCGATGCCCGCCGTGGTGGCTTGGCGGCCCAGGTTGGTGAAGGCGGCCGACATGGCATTACCGGTGGTTTTGAACATCTGCACTGCGGTGGCGGTCTTGCCGGCAATGGCCTGCACCCAGTTGGCCTTGCCCATCTGCACGGCCTTCTCTTTGAAGGTGCCGTACATGGTGCCCATGTAGCTGGTGATGGTGCCGGTGTCGGATTTGATGGCGGCCGCGAGCACTGCTGACGATTTGGTGAAGGTGGACAGCTCCGAGCCTGAAAGGCCCGCGATCGCAGATTGGATATCGTAGGAGGCCTGGACAAACTCGGTCGCCGATTTGCCGTACTCCATGGAGAATTCGAGCGCGGTCTGGGTCAACCCCTGCAAGGCCGCCTGCGCGACCCCCAGGGAGGCCACTTCACCCAGCGCCCGGTCCATCTGGATGGCCGGGTCGAGTGCGCCATACAGCGCCATGCCTACGGCGGTGATGGCCGCCACGCCGCCGGCCATCTTGCCCCAGCCGGCGGAGGTGCGGGCAATGCCCTTGTCGATGTTGGCCAGCGGCCGCGTGACGTTGTCAACGATGCCGATCTGGAGCATCAGCTTTTCAAATGAGCCGCTCATGGTTCTCCTTGTCAGCCGTTGAATGCCTTGGCGATGCCGTTGGCCACGGCGATCACCTGGTTGTCATGGTGGTGGCGGTCCAGCCATAGGGCGCGGGCCAGCGTTTCGGTGTCGTCTCCCTCGCCCGGCAGGTACTGGCGACGCAGTGCCAGTGCCTGCTCGAACGGGTTTGCCGCGATGGCCTCCAGCCGGCTTAGGAGTTTTTTACCTCGATCTCCACGGTCGGAGCGTATTGCTCAACCACGGCCTGAGCCAGCTGGAAGGCCAGGCCCGGGTGGGTGTCGAGCAGTCCCTTGAGGGCGGCTTTGTCGTCTTGGTGGACTACCCGGTCCAGATAGCGTTTGCTGGGCCCGACCTTGTCGTGGGGGGTCAGCTCGTTGATGTAGCCGTTATGGGCGGTCATGTTCGGTACAAAGCGAACGTCGGTACCGGCGATGGTCAGCGTGATAGGGGTGACTTTGCTCATGGGGTGATTTCCTGTTGTTGAATAAACCAGTGTGTTTGCGTGTCTATCTGGGCCTGGCAGCGGCGCAAGGCGCCCTGCAAGACGGGAATAAAGGCCACCGCATCGCCAAAGGTGCGACCAGTGAACGGCGGCTCAGGGCAGCGGGGCATCAGCCCTGCCGGGGGCAGTACCGGTACCCGTTGCACCACCGTTGCCGGCGACGGGCTGCTGGAGCACGCGCACAGCAGCAGGCAGAGGCTCATCACGGCAGTTCGGGCGCCCCTGGATGGGGGCCAGGCTCTCTTTGACGACATGGGTGCTCCGGTTGGTTTGCTGCGCAATCTCATCAAGGCGGGTGCCGAGCTGCTGGAGCAGGGCATAAGCCTGGGCGCGCTCGGTAGCGGCTTGCTTGAGCTGCGCTGCTTGGGAATCATTGGCCTGGGCGAGGTCGACGATACGCTGACTGGACTGGCCGATCTGTTCGTTGGCCGCATCGATGCGCCCGCCCTGCCACCACACCACGGTGCTGAACAGGGCGACCAGCAGGGCCACCGGGATCAAGGTCGTTTTCATGCCAGTACCCCGCCAAACTCAGTGAACTTGGCCAGCAGCACGGCCAGCGGGTGCTCGGGCTGGTTGTAGCCGGCGCCGGGCAGGCTTGCCCAGATGTTGGCGCACTTGGCAATGGCCACCTCGATACGGCCCGCTTCCACATCGCTCAGGGCGCGCCGCTCGCGGATGAGCTGCACGGCCCATTTGTCCTGTGACGCCGGGCCAAAGTCCGGCAGGCCGAGCAGGTCACGGTAGTGTGGCCAGTAGGTACTCAAGTTCTGATAGCGGCCGGCGGCGGTGCTTTTCAGCCCGGGCCGAACTTCAATCAACTGGTTGGGGTGGGTGGCGTAGCTCTCAAAGAAGCCGCCCGGGTTCACCAGCTTGTTGTAACCGTCATCGCCGAGCCCCTTGGTGCCCTCCGAGAAGGCGAGCATGTCCAGGAAGGCAGTGATGTTGCGGCTGTAGGGTTGCGTCGTCATAGGTGCCTCGCTATTGCGATTTCTTGTTGAGCAGGTTCTTGGCGGCATCGCGCAGGGTATCGACCCCGAGCAGGCCAATCATGCCGCCGACAAAGCCGCCGGCCTGACCGGGGATCCCCGCCCAGGTAAAACCGCTGCTGGCGGCCAGGGTAATGGCACCACAGAGCAGCATCTCCAGGGTGCGCGCGCGGCCGGTGCCGCCGCCGTAGGTGATGCGCAGCCAGGCGGTGAGGATGGCCAGCGCCACGGCGTAGACGGTGGGCCAGTGCGCGGCAAGCCAGGCGGCCAGGCTCTCCCAGAGGGCGGATTCGCGATACGGCATCGGTTACCCCAGCAGGTGGCGGGTGTCTTCGTCGGACAGGTACGGCACCCCGTTGATGTGCACGAACTCCGGCGAGGTGACCAGGCCCTTGACCTTGTGCACCAGGGCGCTGCCGCCCTGGGAGTCGCCATCGAGCAGGTCGGTCATGATGAGCTTGACGCCGAACACCTCGATCTTGAGCTCCTGTTCACCGGCCTTGGCGTAGAACAGACAATCATCGGGTTCGATGCCGCGAAAGCTGCCGTTACTGCGAGCTGCATCAAGCAGGAAGCCCAGGTACTTGGTGGTGAACTCGTATTCAATCTCGGCCGTCACGTCGCCATCGACAAAGCCATCGGGGACCCCACCAGTGGGGGACACCGCCGTGTTGTCGGTGATGGTGAGGGTCACCTTGCTGGCCTGCACATCGACCCCGAGCAGGGTCACATCGATGTTCATGCCGGAAATGCGCTTGCCGCTCATGCTTGGGCCTCCGAAGTCAGGCTGGTGTCGAGGATGATGTTGATGGTGATGCCCTTGGGACAATCGACGGTGCGCACCACCACGTAGATGGCCACCTTGGTTTTACTGAGCCAGGTGATGGTGATGTCGCCATCCTTCGGGGGGCTGATGTCACCCGGGAACGGCTGGCCGCGGATAACGGTCACCCGCGACATCTCACGCAGCGGCTTGCCCAAATAGACGATGTTGGCGGCGGTGGAGGCCGGGGTGGAGTTGAAACTGCGATCCCCCAAGCGCGGGATGGCAATCAGGCGCATCCGTCGGCTCACCTTGTAGGCGACCCGCAGGTTTTCAATCACCTGGTAATCGCCGCCCTCGGCATCGAGCTGCATGCCATCAGACCAGTACACGCCGTCATAGTCGGGATACCAGATAGGCACCGACAGCCGGTTGGTGGAGAGCGTCACCAGGGTGGCCCGGGGCAGGGCGATGCCGTCCATGTCCACCGGGGTATCGCCCAGGCCGACCAGGGCGCCGGTTTTGACCCGGCACGGGCTGTCGGCGACGCTCACCGCCCGGTTGCACAGGCGCCCGGCATAGATGCCGATGAGGTTGGGCCAAAGCTGTGGCACCAGGCCCACCGATGGGGCTGCGATGCCGTCTTGCAGGGCGGTCAGCTCGGCCTCGTAATCACTCCAGCCCTGGGCCAGCAGGGTTTCGTCCTCGGCGTCATCCTCAAACCGAATGCCCGGCACCGCCAGCAGCATGAAGGTCCAGCGCGAATAGGTGGCCAGCAGCTCCTTATTGAGGGCCTCGGCGGCATTGATGGCGGCCTGGTCCCAGGTTTGCTCGAGCACCACCACGGCTTCAAAGGACTGGGTGGCTTGGGCGGCGCGTACCGCGTCTTTCCAGTCCATGTCAGTGGGCAACACAAAGGCGGCTGCCGTCCAGTTCTGGCCGGCGTTGTCGCGGGCCGCCATGAGGTTGAGTTTCAGCGGGGTATCCGCACTGCCCAGGGCGGTATCAAAATCGGTCTGGGCGTTGATGCTGAGCAACTTGCCGGCGTTGGTGGCGCCGCTACCGATGAAGAGGAAATGGCGCTCAATCTCGGTGGTTTCACCCTGCATCTGGTTGAGGTTGTTGACATCGACATTCGGGACAGTCATAGGGACTCCAGTTAATCGTGGGCAATCGCCACGGTGATATCGGCCTCGGTTGCCACCCACACGTCATAGGGGACGACGTTCCAGCGCAGACCTTGCCAGTTAAGCGGGCCGTCCGGGTCGGCCACCACGGTCAGCGGCTCACGAAACGGCAGTGAAATTTCCATGTCCGCCACCTGCTCATCAATGGGGGTCACGGTGTAGGTGGGATCATCCAGCCCCTGCTCGTCGCGGGTCTCATCGTGCTCTTGCACCCAGGTGGCCACCGCCGCCAACAGCAGTTGGGGCGGGAATTGGCGAAACGGCAGCTCTTCGATGGAGAACACCGCGGTGTAACTCGCGTAACCCACCACCGCGCCGCCGGGGCCCATGTCTTTGGGGGAGAGCTCAATGTTGCCGCTCTCCATCCAGCTATCGAGCTGGGCATGCAGCTTGGCCGGCAAGATGCGGTGGAGCTCGCGGTGCAGGGCGGCCAGCCAGCCCTCGGGTGGTGCCAGGGGGACGCTCATATCAGCTCCGCCCAAGCGCGGCGTTTGCCCTTGATGGCCCGGATCAGCCGCTGGCTCTCGGCCAGCAACTGGGTGCGGGCATCGGGGGCACGCTCGGCCAGGTCGTTGCCGGCGTCCCGTTCGGTGACGGTGGCGAACTCGGGCAACAGCTGCGCCTTGGCCCGGGCGAACACGGCGCACAAGTAGAGCTCCGTCAGGCCATTGTTGCCGCCCTCGATCCCCGGGTAACCCGGCACAGTAGCGGCACTGGTATGGCCCAGCGCTTGCTGGG